GTTTTGTGTACCGTCATATTACTCCTTATTGTTTCTCGTACTCTACTACTGTTTTTTCTTTACCAATCACTGCATAGAACTCTTGATATTCAGAGCCAACGTGCGAAGCATACCATCCGTTAAACTTAATAAAAACTGTATCAGTTGAATCTGAAAAAGCATAAATACTCCAGTAATCAGAACCCATATCTTCACCACCATATCGGTCTTTTAATTCAAAACGGATACCAGCTACATCTAGCTGATTTTTAAGTTCAGTTAATTCTTCACTGTCGTATTCATTATGCTCAGACTCTATATCTGCATAAAAAAATAATGTTTGAATATCAGTACCTGCTTCTTCAAGCAGTTCAAATACTTTACTTTTTAAATCTGACATAATTACTCCTTTAATAAAATTTGTTTAACAGCTTGGACTTTAGCAGAATCAAAAATACCAAGTATTTCTAGATAATTATCTATTGTAAAATCTCGAAACCAACCTGAACATAACGTAGTACAAATCTTATTTAATGATTTATAAAATGCTAGTTTACTAGCTGTACTCCAGTCACTAGGTACTAAAAATCTTTCTACTGAAATAACATAGGCTTCTTCTGCAATACACTTTACCTTATCTGCATAGCTCAGATTGTACCATAGTTCTTTATCGCACCAAGCAAGACTTTGATCTTTTTGTAGTTTTTTATACAAAGGCTCTGAATGATAAGCAAATAAAGAATGTAAGTAGTCATGATCGTATTTCTTACTCACAGCATCATCAAAGAAATCTTCTACAGTTTGCATCAGATTAGGATTACCTTGCGGATATGTTTTTGCTGTAATATCTATACGCTGCTGAAGTACTTCTTCATCTTTATCTGTAAACAATTGACGGTACTGCTGCAGATGCTTTATGTAATGCGTGATATGCTTCTCAAAACTACGATCACGCCAGAGATGACTACGCTTAACAATAGCAAGTCCGATAGGATTAACTATGTAGACTTTCTGGCCTGCAATCTCAATGTAATCTTTACTAGCATACTGCAGTAAATCATAGTTACGCAACGTATTAAAGTCGTGATATTCAATACGTTTACTATCATTGATACGCTGCTCTGAGATAATATCCCAATCAGAATTAGGACGTACCTTAAAGCCGGGAAACCAATGTTGCATTGCTTGGGAACCTATCAGCAGATTTTTCATAGTCTTTCGTCATTAATGGTAGGAGAGGTGGGAATCGAACCCACATTACGCCGCCTTATCTAGACGGTGCTGTACTGAGGTATAAGCTCAGTCCTTAGGCCAATATTAGCAACTCTCCTATTTATTTGGTACGTCTGGAGGGATTCGAACCCCCGACAAGCGATGTAGAAGAACGCTACTCTGTCCAACTGAGCTACAGACGTAGTACTTTAACTAAAATGGTACGTCAAGATCCTCATCTTCATCTACCGGAGGCTTAGCCTTCTTAGCAGCAGGTTTTACCGTAGCTTTAGTATTAGCTGGTGCTGCTGCTGGTTTAGCTGCAACTACTTCGCCATCATCACCAAACTCACTACCGGGTTCATACTCTTCACCTTCAGGAGCTACGTATTCGATCATGCTGGTAACTAGGACATTCTTCAGATAGATTGAACTAGTGCCATTCTGCCGTGTGAAAAGCTCAGTACTAATAGTACCGTAGCTGCCATTAGCGGGTAGCTTGCTATTAGTAACATCTACTAGCGTCTTACCTACCTTCTCAAAGACTTTTGGCTTGTATAGATCAGGAACCTCACGGCCTGTCTTACCGAGCAGAGTAGACTTACGGAACGTAATAACCCAGATGTTCTTATCAGCATCTTCTGGAGGAGCTACTTTGTACTTAGTTTCAAAGTCTGCTTTCTTTACTTTCTTGATTGAAACTTTAGCATCAATGCTTGTAGCATATGCTTCAAATTCATCTAGGTAGTCTTCGTCTGTAATACAGACTGATGCTTTCCATTCGTCAGGTTTAGGGCCTGTTTTCGGGTCTTGAAATGCTTTTACTGGTTTATTTAGCGACACATATAGTAGCATACCGCTGATTTTATTGAAAGACTTTTCTTGCGCTTCTGGCATATATTTCTCCTTAAGGACTTAGTTACAGATATGAGTTTTGAATAGACTCTACTATTGTGTACGGATTATACCATAAGTCAAGCATACTTTGTATCTTAGTCACGATATGGCATCAAATCCTATCTACAGACCCAAATAGCAGTACCGCGAATACCGCCCAACCTAAAGTATGCTTGAGTTATGGTTGACCATATCGAAACACACTGCCGCAAACTTTCAATGCTTTTGGTGCAAAGCCTATGGCACCCACAATGTGTTTCGATATGAAAGCTGGTTACGATAATTCCAGCGTTGGTGTTGCCCATGTTTCCACAGGCCTTCTCTTCCGCTACGCAGTTGAGCCAACCGATCAGTCTTTATTATAGCTTAGTTTTCTAGTGTTGTTAACATTTTTCCAAGCTTGTTGTATAAAACATACAAATCTTGGAAATTAATACTAAGCCTACCTCGCTCTACACCGTCTACAGTTTGTACTAAGCAACCATAATCGTGATTATACACGAAATTTGTTCCGGTTTCAACATCAAACATACATTCCTTTCATCAATGGCACTGCCCCCAATTTAGACCGGGTATGTACTCAAACCCAAGGTCTACTCTTAGCTTTAGCTCTCCACAAGCCTGTTCAATACCTGTAGCTATGCACTCAATAGGAACCGTTCTAAGCCCTACGTAGGCCCCTTTGGAGCCATGCCCAATAGCACTGCAGCCTTCGTTAGCTTTAACGAACTGCTTGGCGTCTTCTTCTACTGCAAAGCTCTTAACCTTAAGCAAGGACGGATGTATAGCCATCTGTTGTTCATCATGCATGTGAATCAACCACCATACTTTTGGTTCTGATGTTGAATGCATAAACGGATCACCTAAGATTTCTTGCTGTTCCATAGCCTGAGCTAAACGTACAGCAGACCACTTTGCAGCAATAGCACCACCAGATTGAAACAAGACGTTAATTAAACTATGCTTACTTCTGGTGTTTAATAAACGACCATCTAAACCTAGGATTGTTTTCTTGCCGCTACGCTCCCATGCTTTCTCAACCTTAGCCTTCAGTTCTTTCAATGCTGGAACTGCATCCCAATAATCATTGAATAACTTCTTACCTTCTGTTTCAGTAATGCCCAGCATCTTGGATAACTTCTTAGGTTGAGCGCCATAAATAGCTGCATAACTAAAACTTTTAGCAGAACTGCGATCAATACCTAGCTTACGTGCGTTAATGCTATGAATATCATTAGGTTTCTCTGCAATTAATGCTTCTGCTAACTCTTGACCATTGGTGTACGGCATTACATAATGCCCCATGATACGTGCCTCAAGTGAAGCAAAATCATAGCCTAACTGCCACAGTCCTTTTCCTGCTCCAAACAACGAACGCATCTGCTCACCATACAGCGAAGTCACACGAGGTACATTACATACGATCTTGTGTCTATAGCGGCCTGTATTAGCCCCTAACGTGTCTGCTGGTGTAGGGATACGTCCGTCACTCCGAACGTAGCTTAGGAAACCTGTTTCTGGCTCTCCATCTTCATCTAAAGCACCACCAGCAATCGAATTCTTACGATGACGATAGGTATAGTAATGCACGACTTCTTTAACAAATTCTGCTTTCTCACCTAGTGCAATAAGATTAGGGCATATTTCCTTCTCTACTCCTACGGTAAGCTTAGGTGTAGTTGGAACATAGATAGGCTTATTACCGTCAATCTTCTTTACTAGGAAGTCTCGTAAGCGATGCATAGATACGTCAAGCATATCCAACCGTAGCTCTTGAAATAAAGAACCTTCAGTTTGGTTAACATAGCGATCAATTGCAGCAACAATATCGTCATAGCTTTTTAAGCTCTTATCTTGATTCTTAACTAGGTCACGTTCTTTTACTTCAGTAGGAACCCAACCCATCTCAAGCAGATAGCTTTTTACTACATCAATATCCTCTACTGTTGCTGTTGTCTCGGTCTTTAGCGGTTCTTGAATAGTAATCGGGAACTCTTCGCCATCATACAATATTTTACTATTGTTCTCAATCAGCGTAGCATTCAGCTTAGTCAGGAAGTTCTGCATATGCATGGAAATACTACCGTCTTTCTTGAAGCGAATCTTAGGTGGCATATAATCAGAAGCCTGAGCTTTAGACATACGTTTCTTAGGTAGTAGTGGGTCGATACCTGCAGCAATATTCTGCATAAGCAATGTAAGCTCTGCAATGTTGTTATTTGCCTTTACTGCATCGAATTCAAATCCAAATAGCTCCTGCTTTAGCGTAAGATCAGCCAGTTTTAATTCCATAGAATATGCATTATCCCAATTATGCTGCTGCTTTTCTTTTTGTAGTTCAAGATATAGCTTAGCATTTACTGCAGTATCCTGTATACAATAGTTAAGCATCTCCTGTGAGAACCTATTCCACTCGTGAAAATCTGACTTTGGTTCGTTCAGGCGCTTACCCCAAGACTCTAGACTATGACCACCAAAACGATCAGCATTCAAGAGCTTAGACCAAAGCAATGTATCCGTAATAGCACAATCTGTACCAAATAGCGTTGACTGCTCACCGGGATAACCAATGTCATAATCAAGCAATCCATACAGCTTTAGTACTGGAAGATCAAATGCAACAATATTATGACCGATTAATTCAGTACATCCTTCAAGTGCGTCTTGGATATTTTCCTTAGTAAGCAAACTTCCGTAGAACGTAGTAAAAGAATTCTTAGTGATATTGCGAATAACTACACACCATACTTTGTAGTCTGGTTTTAACTTATACGGTAAACGATCATAGTCCAGCCCCTGCTGGAGTAGATTATTTGTCTCAATATCAATAATAAACTGCATAAGTTCCTTTTAATTAAAACATTTCAGATGGACTACTTTGCGCCCATGTGTCAAGATCATGCATAGTATGTGTCTTCAGATCATAGTAATACTTACCAGCAATACCAGTCTTACCAGTCCAGCGGATTTTAGTTGCTTTCATGATAGTAGTGTTCTTTTCGATCTCATCTTCTGATTCTTTGTTACGAGTAAACAACAGATTACAAGCCCCAGACTTAAAGATCGCGCTATTACCCATGAAATCTTCTTCATGCAGGTCTGCACCAGTAGAGTTAGCTTTCTGGCCTGTGGTGTTCTTACGTACATGATTGACGTTAATAAACGTGCAGTGATGGCTCTTTACCATGCCCTTCTGCCACTTCATAAACAAACCTTGATCTTCGTTTGAAAGCCCATCAAGAATATCCTGCAATGGGTCTAACACAACTACCCTAGCACCACAGCCAATAATCATGTTCTCTACTGTGTCTTTTAAGCTTTCGATACCACCGTCACGCTCGTCCATTAGATAGAACCGTGGAGACATATCTGCACGATTAAATAGCTCTTGTTCTTTGGCTAGAACATCAGGAGAATCAATAAAAGAAAGCGCAGTCTGATTATCCAGAAGCTCAATCTTATTTGATACATGCCTAGATAGTAGTTTTAATCCGTACTGTCCAGCACTGCTCTCTAAACTGACGATACTAACCATATGCGGAGAGTTAAAAATCCAATAGTAAATACACTCATCAATGATTGTGCTTTTGCCAGTACCAGACGCACTGCCCATATTCAGAATACGGCCTAGAGGAATACCACCAGCCATCATATCCTGAAGCTTGTGCATAAATGGAGGTAGTGGAATCTTAGGAACCATTAGCTCTTCACGCATCATATTGCTTAATTGATTACTAGCAAGAATCCCATCAGGTGTATATACCTTTGCATTATAGTAATCACTGATGAACTGCTTCTCTTTACCTTGAAGCAGCATCTCATTTGGATCTTTTAGACTCCAAGTGGCAATAAAGACTTTTCCTTTCGGGAGTGCAGCTACTACTTTTTCTGTAGCTTCCTTACCTGCTTTATCGTTATCAAATCCGACGATGATCTTGTCGAACATATCAAAAAAGCTATAATGCTTATTGATCTGTTTTGCACTTCCTGTTTCTCCAATCGTAGGAGATACAACAACAGCCTCAAAATCCCAACCCTTAGTAGCATAATAATCTTTGAGCATTTGATATGCTGCTAGTTGATCATGTTCACCACCAACGATTAGACAAGTCTTACCTGCAACCTTGAACTTGAACTGCCCAAACAGATCACAGGAGGCCCCTGTACGGCCTATAGAGCCTCCAAATTGCTTTGGGTGTACCCTAGGCTTCCATCCGACCAACTCGCCTTGCTCAGTGCAGGGGTAGTACACACAATGCACATCTCCCGTTTCTTCATCATATTCTGTACGCACACCGAAAGCAGCTAGTACGTTATCACGAATGCCACGATAGCCGTTTCCTTTTGTAGTAGTTCGTTCTTTTAATTCTGCAGTCTGCTCTGCAGTTACAGCTTCTTTTACTTTTTCAGTAACTTCAGTCATAGTACCTTTCTTTTTTGTTGGTTTATCTTGCTTCTGCTTGTACTCATCTGATAGTACAGTACTCGTACAACTCCAGCAATAGCTGCTTCCATCGTTATAGATAGCTTTTGCATCAGAACTACCGCACTTCTCGCAGGCAATATGTTTCAAGAATAGCGCAATGATAGTCTCCTTTAAAAATCACCTACCTTAAAAATACGATAGCGTTTATTGCCAATCTTTAAGTACAACCCAGCGTACTTAAATAACTTAGCTGATTGCCAGATTAGCTTAGGCATTTTGATTACCTTCGTGCAGTACATGCAGCAGCATATTAATGCTCTGAATAACTAACTGCTGATGCTGCGGGTGTAGATCACCCCACTTACGAGTATCGCCTACTTTTGCTGCGATAGCCTCCCAATAAGATATAACATTGAAGTCCATTATGTTCCTTTCGATATTAAGTTAAGAAGACCAAGCCCAATGTATTGTAACCCAATCTTCAATGCATTCCTTCTCAGACCATTGCTTTTTAAATTCTTCTTCACCATATATGTCTATCATCTTAGATGACCAGTAAGGCCAATACTGCTGGATTATATCAGCTTCTGATAGTGTTTCGTAGACTATTTCTTGACTTTCACCGGGATAACATATCGTCCAGTATTTCATTTGAAGTACGATTTAATGAAAAATGCACAACTATTGGCAGTAGCTGCAGTCTTTCGAGCTACTTCTGTTGTATTAGCAACTTCAGATAGCTTCGCAACAACTTGGCACTGCTGAATGCACTTCTCGATGATTAATTCTGCAAATTTTTCATCCCGAGTCATACTAATGTCTTCTTCTAGACAATTAGCGTAAATATCTGCTTCTGCAGCAAGCAATAGAATTCGTGTATTCATTATTCAATTCCTATCGGTTTCTCTAATGCTTTGGTTAATCTTTTAATAATTTTACTCAAGTCATTTTCTGTCAGAAAAATATCAATCTGCGTATCTAATTCTGAATTATTAGCAGTATCCGACATACTAAGCGTAAAAGTCTCGGGCATACTAGCATTACGACAAATAACCAGATCAACATACCGATTGTCTACGTCATAAACTAATTGAGAAAATATTGCACTACGATCTATTTGCATTATTCAACCCCTTTCATGCTGCGCAGTTCCTCTGCTAATGCGGTAAAGTTAGGACTCATGTAAGCATATACTTCTGCACGTTTAGCACACTCTTCGATAATCAACCCGGAGAACTGTTCAATATCAATTTCATTGAGTTCTACTCCACGACCATCAACACATGACGTAGTACAACTTTCAGCAAGGTCTTGAATTCGTTTGTTCATATTACTCCTTAATACCTAAGTTAACCACCGGCAGCATAACAATGCCACATAAGATATGCTTTAACATCTTCCTCTTCGCAAGCATACGGATACTTCATGTTAAAAGCAGCATTTGGGCTGAGCCACCACCAGCTTGCAAGCTCAGAGTCTCCTACAAGATTATACACCATATCATCCAATTCTTTGTACTTTTTGTACTCAAGCTCACGTACTCGCATGTGTAATCCTCCATTCTAGTTCTTTCAGAAATAAATCTTCTACGTATGTACCATAGATTTGCTGTTGTGTCTCCAAAATAGCCATGATATGCTGCAGTTCCATATCCTTCAGCTTAATCCAATGCTTAGGCTGCTTACCGTCTTTGCCGTAGCTACCCCAACTGAAGACTTCACGCTGAAGCTCAAAATTATCGGTAGTATACACCGAAAGTTCCTTTGCTTGGACTTTATTTGCAAGCCTACGTAAATAATCGTGACCACCATCTACCATGTAGACTTCTCCGGTCTTTGTGTCTACGTGCATGTTGTAGTCATGCCTATTGTGACTCTCCAATATTGTACCATCGGGGCATTCGATAGCATTGTAGATAATTTGTGTAGTGTTTGACATACGATCCTTTCTATATGAATATGATCATTATAGCTTACATTTCAGCTATACGTCAGCTATACTGCAGTTATAACTTACGTATACCTTCAGTACTTTCCCTAAGCAATTTAGCCATAGAGAGCCTTTTAGGAAACAGAACTACGTATTGTAGCATGTTTCCTATGGCTCTCGGCTCTTGCTTAGGGTATTTCCCTGAAGTTTCTTCACAAGTTCAATCAGAACCAAGGGGGCTAACCCATGCCTAGTTCTGATCCTTTTACCTCTTGTGGCACAGCATCAGCTTAGCTGACACCGTAGAGTTAGGTAGCGATTATTGCACAATGGTCAGTGCTAAAGTCCTCTCGGATAGCAGGCGAGACTTGATGAACGCCCTGTAAGGTCAGAACTCCATCTGACACTAGCTCTTTTTACGCTTGATGCAAGTCTAACACAACAAAGCACTAAAAGTCAAGTCTTTTAATAAAAACTTGAAATAGCTTGCTTTTTTGTTAAAGTTGTGCTACAGTAGCGATGTTCCATTGGGGAACTACTCTGCTTTGCTGAAAGGATCATTATATGTCATTTTTACGTAACATCTCTCAGAAACTACATAAATTAATTTTATTTAGTACTTTAGCTGTATCTTCGTGCATTGCACCAGCCCCTGCACTAGCAGCAGAGCCAAACTCTGCAGTCTACTGCTACAATGCTACCGGATTGGCTATGTTCTTCTATCAGCATCTTCTTCAGGGTACACCACCAGAACAAGCAGCAGCTTATCTTGAGGTGCTTATGACGAATGCACAGCTAGATGAACAATTCAAGCGTATCAATCGACATTTGCTGTTTACGGTTATCAACAAGAAGGATGTTGTATCTGCGCTACAGTTAAAAAATATTCTGCTTGAGCAATGCACACTAGCATATACTCAGGAACTCAAATCTTATTAACTTCTCTTAAAGGAAACTATGTTTACTGAAAAATTCAATTCGCTGAGTTCTATTGTCGGGTTGTCCAAGGATGAAGTAGCTACGGCAAAGTTCTTCTGGTATGCAGGCGTTAAATATGCACTCAAGATGAATCCTACTGTACCTGCGCTGCTTAAGCCTAAAGAACAACTCGGAGCTTCTAAAGCAGACTTCAGCAAAGATTACAATAAACGGTACAATAATCCAGAAGATAAAATTACACCGTATGAGGCTAAGTTTGTATCGCTTGTACTTGCCAATTTCCTATCAGAACTTGATGTTATCAAACGGGAGATTAAACTACGTAAAAAACGTCTATGGAATTATTGTGACCCTGCCGATAAAAGCACAGAGCATTACTTCAACTTGCTGAATAAGGCAAAAGCAGACGCTGAACGACTAAAAACACAACAAAATACGCTTGCCCGCTTTCAGCGTAAACTAAAGAAAATTGCAAAACAGTAATGTCTAAGCTGAAAAGTTTCTATTTTGAAGACTTATCGCAATCAGAGTTTGAGCATAGGCTGCGGTATAGCTCTAGAACACGTTTAGAGCCTGCTGGAGCAGATCAAGCAGTAAATGAATACCAGCATAAGTCTTTACATATCAAACGTAACCTAGGCCGTTCTATTAAACAACAGGAGCTAATGTTTGACTTCCAAACGCTATGAATTAATTGCTACTGCTTTTGACAAGAAAGGTAAAATCCTAGGGGCTGGCGTTAATGAGTACAAACGCAGTCACCCTCTGATGAAAGTCTATGCAGAGAAAGCAGGAGAGTCCAGCATGAAGATATTCAAACATGCTGAGTTCTCGGCAGTACTGGCGGCAGGTAACAAGCAGATTCATTCGTTGCTTGTCCAGAGGTTCAAGGCCAACGGAGAACCTGCGTTGGCGCTGCCGTGTCCTACCTGCCAAGCTATGCTAAAAGATTTTGGGGTAAAAGTAGTGAAATATACAACAGACGGTGGCATTGCTGAGTATTCTGTCATATGATTCGTCATCGTTTTATCTAGGAGAACTTGAATGGACAATTTTACCGATATGCTAGATGAATATTTGGAAGCAAGTAATCAACGCAAAGAAGCACGAGAGAGGTATAATGGATATGAGTTTTCTTATCACTATCGTCGAGAAATAGACCGAGAAGAGCAAGCACGAACTGCACTTAACGAAGCGTTTGCTAGAATAACAGCACCAAAGGAGTAACATATGAATATTGTAGATGTTGTAACACTAGCACGTAAGGCTAATATTAAATCACCAGATGGTTATAAGCTCACCGTAAGCCATATGCATATTGAAGATTTGCAGCGATTTGCTAATCTTGTTGCTGCTGCAGAGCGAGAAGCATGTGCGAATATCTGCGATGAGCTACATTGGGCTTGGCGAATAGGTGCTAATAGTGGTCCTATGAAGTGTGCAATAGCTATTAGACAAAGGGATGATGTATGACCAAGATATTGATCGACCGGACAACTGTGGAACAGGCGCTGGAGGCGTTGATAGAAAACGCCCGATTGCTTGGCTCGACGCAAGCAGGGAAACGCTTTGGGTCTTACTTACAAGAAGATGCAAAGTTTGAGCGTGTGTGTAATGAATCTATTGCAAAGCACAAAGCCAGCATCATTGCTGCACTGGAGCAGCCAGAGCAATCGGCAAAGTGGTCAGAGTTCCTGCACTACCCAAAGTGCTGGGATACCGCAGCATACCCAACTTTGAAAAGCGCTATCCATGAGACATTGGCGTGGTCTGGATGCAGTCAGTGCCAACCCGCAGCACAGCCAGAGCAGGAGCCGCTGATGGATGCGATCCGCGCAGAGCCTACCGCGATGGTTCACAAATGGCGAATACTTGAGCTTGTCAAGTGTTACACCACCCCACCCGCACAGCAGCGCAAGCCGCTGACGGACGAGCGTATCTTGCACTTTGTAAACACGCACGTTGGAGGCCCGTCTCCAAGTTATACACTTGATAGCAGTGACTGGATCAATTTTGCCAGAGCCGTCGAAGCCGCCCATGGCATCAAGGAGCAATAATGCAAACATTACAACAAGCAGCACAAGCAGTAGTAAACCGCTGGGATTCTCCAATGTGGGATTGGACGAAAGAAGGGCCAACGGCTGATTTAATTGCAGATTTACGTAAGGCATTGGAGCAACCGATACAGCACCAATGGATAGGGTTGACAGCAGCAGAACGTAAAGAAATTGAAAGGAAGTCTGTGTATGTCGAAGGTGCTATTCGTCTGACAGAAACTAAATTAATGAAAAAGAACAATGAATAAAAAAGAAATTGCTGGCATGGCAATAAACGCTGGTTTAAACTGGCCGCCTGCTTATAAACTAGAACTTGAACGGTTCGCAAAAGCAGCATATGATTTAGGAAAGCTGAAGAAAAAGAACTTTGTTTTTCAGATTACCACGGTATAAATTTATAATGAAAGAAAAATATTTATTAGCATATATGGATATGGCAGAACGTTTTGCTGAGACTTCCGAGGCTAAACGTTTAAAAGTGGCTGCATTTATTTTGAAAAATGATTCGATTCTTTCTATGGGGATCAATGGCAGTTACCCCGGATGGGAGACTAACCAATGTGAAACAGCAGATAATGAGACAGAGTGGTATGTTAGACATGCGGAGAGTGCAAGTCTGGATAAAATGCTATTAAGTCACGAGACAACAAAAGATTCGACTATGATTGTTACTCATGCTCCATGCAGAATGTGTAGTCTCAGGATAAAAGAAGCAGGTATAAAAAAAGTTTACTACAGAAGCACATATCGAGACAATTCTGGTGTAGAATACCTGCAAAAGAACAACATCGAAGTTTATCAAATTTAACTAAGGAGTTATCAATGGATATTGAACGCAAGTTAGCCACAATCGAACGTATCGTAGAAATCAGGGCTATCCCCGAAGCAGATAAAATTTGTGCTTACCGGGTGAAAGACTGGTGGGTAGTGGATCAGGTTAACAAATATGAAGTAGGCCAGTTAGTTATTTACTGTGAGGTTGATAGTTTTATCCCTACAGAGATTGCACCGTTTCTATCCAAAGGGAAAGAACCGCGAGAGTTTGAAGGTGTTAAGGGTGAGCGACTACGCAGTTGCAGATTTAAAAAGCAACTTAGCCAAGGATTATTACTGCCTATTGGTTACTGTGTTGCTCCTAGAGGTAAACTTACCTATGTCGAAGAAGGAACAGACGTATCTGAAGTGCTAGGCATCATTAAATGGGAAGCACCGATTCCAGCACAACTAGCTGGACAAGTACGTGGCAATCTGCCTGCTGGTATCATCAAGACAGATCAGAACCGGATACAGAACATTGGTAAGTACTTATCAGAGTACTATGGTAAAACATTTGAGAAAACTGAAAAGCTACATGGGTCTTCATGCACAATGTACCTTGACAGCAATGATGAATTCCACGTATGCTCACGTAATCTTGATCTTAAACCAGACGAGAATAATTCATTCTGGAAAGCTGCGATTAAGTACAACGTAGAACAGAAGATGCGTGATGCTAAAATGCAAGGTATTGCAATTCAAGGAGAGCTAATCGGAGAAGGTATTAACGGTAATCAGTACAAGACACAACTTGACTTTTATGTATTCGATATGCTGAATGTAACTACACAGCAGTATGCGCCTAGCTTTAATCGGCAGCAGATTGCTGCAAAGCTTGGACTGAAGGACGTACCTGTTATTGATACTGTTATGCTTGATGATAGCTGGCCTGTAGAGTATATGCTAGAGGAAGCAGAAGGAGAATCGCAGCTTAACGGAAGTGATCGCGAAGGGCTGGTTTGGAAGTGCATTCAAGACCCTAGTATCTCTTGGAAAGTGATTTCTGATGCATGGCTTCTCAAGAATGATTAATTAATAAAGGAAATCAATGACAATTTCAGCTAAAATTATTGCAGATTCAGTTTCTCAACCGTGTACTCGAATTGTTACAATGGAATTAGAGTATCCTCGATTTATCCATGCTGAATTAATGACACACAGGATGTTCAGTAGGAATGCAGCTAGTTCTCGGGCTATTCCTATCCAAATAATGCTAGATACAATCCACTCTTCACCAGCTATGCCTATACATTGGGGTAAAAACCAGCCGGGAATGCAAGCTAGTGAGGAAGTACAGCATGTAGGTAATGCCAAAGACCTGTGGAAACAAGCAGCAGTAAATGCGGCTGGCATTGCAAACATGATGAATAATATTGGACTACATAAGCAAGTAGCTAATCGTATTACAGAGCCATTTCAGCATATGAAGTTGATTGTAACTGCAACAGAATGGGACAATTGGTTTAAGCTGCGTACACATAAAGATGCACAACCAGAAATTCAAGCACTAGCAAGAGCAATGCTAAAAGAATTCAATAGTAATGTGAGTGAATTCTTATATGATGATGAATGGCATGTCCCATATGTAAAGACAAAGAGACAGCAAGGTATTCGACGGTATTATGATAGCGCAGATAGGGAAATTTCATTAGCCGATGCTTTAATGATTAGTGCAAGTTGCTGCGCTCAAGTATCCTATCGTAAGAACAACGAAAGTTTAGAGAAGGCAGCAGCAATATTTAAAACACTTATTGAATCAGACCCACAACATGCATCACCAGTAGAACATCAAGCTAAGCCTATCCAGCCAAGTAACTTATGGCAAGTAGGAATTACACACGTAGACAGAAGTTTAGAGCAATGGTCAGGTAATTTCAAAGGTTGGATTCAGTACCGTCAATATTTACAACAACATGGACATAAACTCTAGTAAGGAATAATCAATATGCTAAAAACAGCACAATTAATTAAAGAAGTAGCTAAAGAAAGCGGATATAACCTATATGAAGTTGAAGACTTTGTTAATGCTCTATCTAGAGTTATCGTAGATAATATGCTCAAAGGTAAG